CATCCAACCTGAAGTTCCCCTCAAACCAGTTCACTTTGCCGACCTACCTCGATATCACTGGAATCTCTCCACTAATATCGGTGCCCCCTTCAATATCTCAAAAGAATGGCAAGACTACGTCAAAGCCAAATTCAATTTTCAACAAAAAGGAATACCTTTTGAAACCCGCGCACACCGTGACTTATTCACCGAAGCTCACGCCTCCTCACAACCATTAGTTATTTCCGACTCAAGAATGACTAAACACAATCTTTACTCCGAAGCTTTCTATATTACTAGAAAGAACATTCACTTGATAAAACACGGTCACACCCACAATTCTAAAGGTCACGACCTTAGATACTGGAACACCGCTTTCGCTAGACAGCATCTCGCTAAAACTGGCAAACCAGACAAAGTACGCCTTGTATTTGGTGCCCCCTTTACTCTCCTTACTTCTGAACTTATGTTCATCTGGCCTCTTCAAGTCCATCTACTCCTCATGAAAGGAAAATCTTCTTTTATGCTATGGGGATTCGAAACTATCCTTGGCGGATGGTACCGACTCCGCAACTTCTTCGCTACATACGCTGACACTCATGATACAATCGTCACCCTCGATTGGTCCGGCTTCGACAAAGACGCTAGACACGAAGTTATTCGCGATATTCACTCCGAAATTCTTCGACCTATCTTTGATTTTTCACATGGTTATCACCCTACTGTAACCAATCAATCGTATGAAGACAAACCTGATCAAATCACCATCGAACAGAAACTCGAAAATCTGTGGACATGGATGACTGATTCAGTTCTAAGCATTCCGCTGCTCGCACCAGATGGTACTATGTACCGTTTTTTGCATACCGCAATCTTTTCTGGCTATTTCCAAACCCAGATCCTCGACTCTCTTTACAACATGGTCATGATTTTCACAATCCTTTCCCGCATGGGATTTGACCTCGATAAAGTCGTCCTAAAAGTTCAAGGTGATGATTCAATCATTGCATTACTTTGCTGCTTTTTACTCATTGCAACAGCATTCCTCACACTCTTTCAACATTACGCTACTCACTATTTCAACGCATTCATCAGTCTCGACAAGTCTGAAATCCGCGAAGGTCTTGATGACGCCGAAGTCCTCAAGTACCGCAACAAAGGTGGTATTCCGTACCGTGACAGAGTTGCACTACTCGCACAACTTCGACACCCCGAAAGGTCTACTCGACCTGAAGCTGTCGCTGCTCGCTGTGTCGGTATTGCCTACGCTGCCTGTGGACAAGACCCTCTTGTCTACCAGATCTGCGAAGATATTTATCTTTATCTCACACAAAAGAAAAGTATCGTCCCAGACCAACGCACGCTCGATACCTTCTTTCGTTATATATCAGATGAAGTACTCTCTCAATCTGACATATCCGCTTCTCGTTTTCCAACTTACTTAGAAACGATGGCTCATCTTCTTGATAACGATAAACCTCTCGCTAATCACCATTGGCCTAAAGACTATTTCATTGGTCTACCTGGTCGTCGCTGAAAGCACGAGATTCTATTTACTTTCATTTCTAGAAATTAAACTTAAAATAAAACACAATAAAAT